ATAGGGTGTTGTAAGCACCGAGCGGAATCGGGTTCTGGCGAAGAAACGGTGACGTGACGCCACCACCGGCATTGAAGTACCAACGATCGGCGCTGTATCCAGATGCGCCGAATTCCGTACCGCGCTGCCACATGCTGAAGTCGCCGTTGATCGCAACGCTGCGCCCAAGCAGAGACGGCATAAGCGCCGTGTCGAGCGTATCTCCAACAGGAAATTCTGCGATGCGCGCCAGCGGCTGATCGAGGTAGAGAGGTGTGCGGGTAGCCATCAGGTGGTTGCCTGCACGTCGAATGTGCCCCCGGCCCTGAGCCCAATGGTGAGCGTGAACGTGGTCGACAGCGGCAAGGAAGCAATGCCGCCGCTACGCAGACCAACGGGCAGATAGAGCGGAACACCTATCAGGATGTCGCCGGCAGGAAGCTCGCTGGTGCGATTGCTCGCGTCAAGGACAAGCGCACGACGTGCTGCCATCTCAGGCTCGA